TTTATACCAAAATAATTCAATCCAGCGACAAGTCCTGTTATTGACACCCCTATCCATGCTATCATTTGAAAGCATTCCATTATAAATGGAGGTACATGCCATGTGTAGATGCTTGCGAAAAGCACAAATGCCTTTGTAAAAAGCATTGTGATTCCGCTAAGTATCAACATTATGAACGGTGGCATACCGTTAAAATTACTTTGGTCGTAATTCATATCTCGGCTCATGTGTTTTTATGATTAAACTACAGTAACGGTAGTTGTATCAGTTAATACTCCAAGAACATGCGTACATGTAATAGTACAAGTACCTGCAGCAACTCCAGTAACAACTCCATTCGAGTCTACTGTCGCAATAGTAGGGTTTGATGAAGTCCATACCACTTGCTTAAATGTAGCATTAACAGGTAATACCGTTGGTATTATAACATTTTGGCTACCTACAGCCAACGGGTTGATAACAGAAGGGTTTGTTGACAATGCTGTTGCAGCAACAAATGCTGGGCTGATTCCAACCTCACATGTTTTGTTTCCAGAAACATCTGTAGTTTCTTTAGCTATTACAGAAACTCCAAGAGTTACCATTGCTTGATACTCGGCAGCAGTAATCATACCTGACGCTAAGCTACAAGCCATTTTCTCTGCTAAGTTTTTAGCTATCTCACAAGCGCAGCAATCAGCATCTTCTGCTGTTTCTGGCCAGATAAAAATGTCTCCATTCTCGTCTTTGTACCAAAGCTGTGCTGGTGTATAATCAGTATTAAAGAAGCGTGTAACTTCTCCTGCTGGTGGTGTAGTGATGGACCCTGGGGCTCCAATCGCTATATTGTTTTCTAATGCCATATCTTTTTTATATTATTAAGCTGGGATTGCTGCTACATAAACAGCATATTCAGCAGGTGTTAAACAACCGATAAATATCATTGATACTCCTGTTCCGCTTGTTACACGAATGTAACCGTCAGGGCATTTGTATGTGTCAGTCATGTAAAGCTGAGCATCATTTGGGGTTAAGCATCCAATATGATTACCGTTAGCATCTTCTACAGCTACAAGGCCCGCAGGACAACATCCACACTTTTCATCGCTGCAGTCATTGCAATCTGAACATCCGCCAGAACAATCACTACACCCGCTAGAAGAAGATGATTCTTCTTGACATTTCTTTTTTAGCAACTTAGCATAATCTGCGTATGCGCTATAATCTGTTTTTTCTCTAGCCATTATACTATTTTTTTAAGGTCTGAAACTTTTATTTTTACAAGCTTTCCGTTTTGGATAGCTAGTATATAATCGGTTGGATTCAACGATGTAACAATGTCCACCGTTTTAATCTCTTTTGTTTGTGTTGGTACGCTTTCTGGCATGTCTTTATGTTATTAGCACCCGCAGGAGCATGATTCACACTTCAATGATATCTGTTCTAAAATAAAGCAAACTTCATCTTTCGATAAGCAGTTAACTTCATCAGGGTCAAGACATACGGTTTCGCAAGTGTCGCCCAAAGATAATATTTTATTGTTATCTGTTAATAAAAAATCTTCATAAGTTAAAAGATTTCTAGTTGTTAGATTTCTAGTAGGGTTACACTCGTATCTCTCAAGCGATTCTACATACCCAACAAGAAGCATAAGCTCGTAAAATAGATCATCGGTATCTACGCCAAACGTAACCGCTTTAACGTATCTCTCGGCAAACTTTGAAACGCATGTTTTTGCGTCTTCTATTTTAGAGCTTAAACTCATATCTTAAAATATCTTTTTAACAAATAATACAGCATGGTAAGGAGGTCTGTTCTCGTGAGCCGTTGACCCTCCTTCGTTCGCTATCGTAACGCCTGTGCTTGCAGAATTAACTGTCACTCCAGTGTTATCGCTAGCTATAGATATTGACCCTGGCGCTGCCGTTGCTGGCGTTGCTGCTTTAACTACAGATGTCGTTACAGGAACATCTACCTGTCCAGAGTGTATGTGTGTCGTTTCTGTTGCAACATGCGTGTGCCCTGGGTCAGTAACTCCGTGATTATGTCCTGGGTCAGTAAGTGCATGTGTATGTGTTGGCATTTCAGCCGTAGAAAGAATAACCGTATTCGCTCCTCCTTGAGCTCCAACAACATAAGAACCTCCAACACCTGCTAAGAATCTGTCTGCCAAGTTTGGCGTTGCGATGTTTCCTATTGGTGAAGGATAATTATTTCCATTGCATACTCCCCAGCCGACCCATATTCCGGAGCCTTTTCCTGTAGCAGGGTCAAACAATACAATATCAGCAGCATCTTCTAACGCAATAATTGGATGTCCTTTTGTAAGGAATCTTGTAGCATTATTAAGCGTTTCGATACTTTGATATAAATTGTCTACCTCCTTGCGTATAGCTTTCATTGAAGTCTCATCACAAGGGCTGCAGCAGCAATTCACTTTTCCGCATTTATTACACATAGTCTTTTATTTTAAAGTTCTTGAACAAATATTTGCGCTCTCAATAACTGAGAAGGCGTAGTATTGTCCTTTGTTTTGAATTTCAAGCTTACCGACTCTCCGTTAAGCAATGTAACCTTTTTAAACATAGCTACATTTTTAGCGTGCTCGTATGTGATGAATCTAAATTCAACAGGGTTTGGAGCAGCTGTAGTAACATTGTTTGGCGCTGGTGTAGCAATATTGATTGCGTCTCCAACTAAAAGTCCATCAAACAACGAAGCTTCAACATCTATCCTATCCACGTTTCCGTACTCAACAGTATCAACAGCAGAAACAGTTTTAACGATTGCTCCATCTACCCAATTCTCAATCTTTTGATTGTTTGAGTTTATCTCCGCCTTATGATCGTAAGCTGCATGCACGATAAAATCCTTTGATACGCCAGACGTATTTGTGTACGTTAGAGTGTTGTAGCCTGTAGGAAAGCCGTAAATATTAGGACTAGCCATATCTTTAACGTTTACGGCAGAGATTTTCTCTTCGTAAAAGTTAAGTTTGGCTGCAACTACAGGAGTAGGGCCAATTGGTCCTATGGATCCAGGGTCCCCTTTTTTACCTAATACAGAAATTCTTTTTTCGCAGCAGCATACTGTCTTGTGGCAGATGTTACACATTGTTTATAGATTTTTACCCGCAGCAGTTTTGACACTGTAGGTTGATGAATGATAATTTTGTTTGCGCTACATTGAAATCGCCTTTTCCTTTGGCCCATTTCACTGTAGTAATTAATGCTGATAATTCAGCCGCAGATTTCATTCTTAAATCTTTCATTAATGCGTTCGGTGGTATATTAGCTGTTCTAGCTCTTAGTTTGTCTACGCAGCATTCTGCGTGTTTTACAAATACTTCTTTTGTTTCGCAGTAGTATTCAAATGGCATTCCGTTATCTAGCGTTCCTGCTGTACGCATGCCAACTCTCCATACTCCGCTCTCCATGTAGTTTAACCCCATAGCTGATGTTAATACTTCATATTGAAGTGTAGTGTCATCAGTAGGGTAATCAGGAAAAGCGTTGTAAATAACAGGTGTTGTAGCGTTAGGCTTGTATATTTCAAATACGCAAGATGTTACGTTTGACAACTTAGCATTTGGGTGTCCCCACCCGTAAGGATTGTCGGAAGATATTTTACCAGTACATTCTTGTATGATAAGACTGTTTTCTTCTTCCTTTATCGCTATTTTAGTTTTTGTCGCCATTGCTTACAAAAGTATATATTTTTTCGTTATAATTAAATTTTTATTCTAAAAAGTTGGCTTCTTAGGTTTTGTTGGCTTTTTAGGCTTACCATCCTTCTTTATCCCGCCAGATTTTTGTTTTGGAATGTCACGGTCAAGAGCATTTATTCTGTCAGATGAATCGGTGAACATTTTTGTTCCAACCTTCTTTCCTTCGTTATAGATATTGCTTAGCGTCTGAGCTCTATCGTTGTCATCCTGGTTATTAAATTCTCCAGCTTTGATATACGCAGCCACTAACGAAGCTCGTTGCTTACCTACAAACTTTTGAAGTGTTTCTGTTTCTTCTGCAGTAAGAGGCACTTTAACTTTTCGTATCGTGATCTCATTTGACGGAAGCTCTGGCACTACGCGTTTATCTTTTGTTCTGTCGTAAAGCTCAGCAATCTTGTATCCGATAGAGTTCTCGTCAGGATTCTCAGGCTTAGCTACGTTAAATAGGTAATACCCTAATCCTTTACCTTCTGGCGTTGTTCCAACTTCTTCTCCCCACAAATTAACCTTTGACGGAAGCTGCCCCCCCATAAATAATTTGTACTTGAAATCATTCACTACTTTATTGATAAGGTTAGGGTCACGAACCTCTTTTTTAGAGTCGTTTAACCCTTTTGATATATTGCCAACAGTGTTTGGTACAATTGGTGTTCCAAGTGTTCCAATGGTTGTTGCTCCCCACTTAACAGCTTTATCTTCATCTCTTAATGCATCCATAAGTTCACCGGTTGCCTGCATGAATGATAAGTCCATTACGCTACGCGCTGCAGCTGGTAACATTTGATATGCGTTTGTTGGAGCAATAAATGATTTTCTACCTAACTCATCTCTTGGCATATCTTTGTAAAGTTGAGCATAGGAACCTAAAGCGATTCCTCCTGAGCCAAGCCATTGCATATAATCCACCCAAACATCGGTATCTCTGTGCGTTTCATCTTGAAATGCAAACTTTCTACCAATTGCGCTGATATTCATTTTCCCCGCATGTTTTACGTCAGGGTCATTTTGAAGATTAAGCTTCTCATCTCTATCTTCCAATGGTGGCTCAACGTGACCTGCCGCAAGTAAGGAGTATGCTATAAATCTGAATGCGTAGCCTACGGACGCTTCGGACATCTTTTTAGTAAACTTCTCTACGTCACCATTTTTAGCGGCTATAGCAGCTTCTCCAATAGATATCTCTGGCATTATCGTTTTAAGTACTCTTCCAAAAATATTCGTTGGAGTCTTAACGTAAAGCATCTGTGTTTTCGCTACCACTTTAGCAATCGACATTAGTGGAGAATTTTTAACGCTATCAACCGTTTTATTTTTCTCAGCAAAGTTTTTAGCTCCCTGCTTGGCACCACTAATCATTGATGTAACAATATTATCCTGCTGAAACGTAACCTCATCACCAGCTCTAGCTATCTTCTTTTGAGATTCTGGGTCTGGGTCAAGCATGAATAATTCAAGCTCCTCGTTTTGAAGGCCCTTCATTGTTCCAAGCTCGTAAGCTTTTGCTGCTTCTGCTACGCCTCTAAAGAATGCGTCAGGACCGGCAAGTGCTCTACCCATAAATGCAGCCATATATCCTTGCGGAAGAGCCTCAAGAAGGTTTGCTGCAAATGCTGAACGGTCTCCTTTTGTCGATCCATTAAGTAAGTTCTTAGCGGCCCTAAGCGGAGTTATAGAGTTGTGTGACTCTCTAACATTATAATCCTCACCAAGACTTCCGTTAACAACAGCTTCGTAGAATTTGCGTAATGCTTTTGGGTGAGCAAGAAACGCTCCTACAGCTCTTGCTTGAGGTGCAGATGTTTTCTCCGCCCACTTCTCGTTAAGCATTCCAGTTTTTGTTAATCCTTTTAGTATGTAGTAAATTGGTGTTTCCACTCTTGCTGATAGCGCTCTGATTGCTAATTCAATAGGCATACCAGAAATATTCTTAACGATTGACCCTGGGGTTAACGCCCCAAGTTGCATCATGCCTATGAAGGTATCAGACAACTTTTTGTTACCTTTAAATAATATACTTATCTCCTCGTTTGCCTTTTTAGCTTCAAGAACAGCTTTATTCATTTCTGATAATGCTTGAGATTTTTCAGCCTCAAGGCTTTTCATCGATGCATTATCATTAGCGCTTCTCGCTTCCGACAATTTTCTTAGGATACCTTTATATTTCGATTCAGCTTTCTCTCCATCGTTAATAATTTTAGCGTACCCTTTTAGTCTCTCCGCAAGCTCTTTATTCATTGTTGGTAATCCAAGAGCTTCGGAATACATTTCGGTGAATCTATCCTCTGTCAATCCGCCCTCCTGCTCAACTTCTTGAACAATATCCGCAAGGAACTTTTTCTTATTCTCAGGCTTCAATCTATTTGCCTTTTGCTCGATAGCATCAAGGATTGACTTTGTTTGTTTGGGAGTGACAGATTTTTTCTTGCCAAACTTGATTCCTGACGCTCTCATTTTAGACTCCATGTCAGCACGAAACTTATCTTCATTAAATGCTCCTGAATGGTTGGCTTTAATATATTTGATTCCAGCCTCTATAGCCGCAGCTCCTTTAGCTCCAAGTAATGCAGCCTCTTTAATTGACTTTACAGCAGCTTTTAATACAGCTGGAGATATTGGAACGACTGACGAATACATTCTTCCGCTATCGTCAATACCTTTTATTATATCATCAAAGAAGGTAGATATTTTCTTTTGCGTTTCCTTACCGAATAATGACTCGGCACGTTTTTCAATTTCCTCGCTTATTGCCTGCTCCCCTTCTGGAGTTTTTAGGATAGACTGAATTTGCTCGTAAGTAGTCTTGATAGCTTCTTTGTGAGGATCAAGCTTCGTTTCGTTTGCTTCATTCATTTTATCCTCAAGATTTTTTATTAGAAAATCTTCATCGTTAGCATACATCTCCTTTATAACCTTACCAATAGCGTTACCTTGCTGACCACCTTCGGTAGCTAACTCAGCTGCTCTATTAATGTATTTGTAGTGAAGCTTTGAATATTTTGATCGTGTTTCGAAATCTTCTGCACCGTTCATTAAGTCGAAGAAATGTTTACCTACCATTGCAGATAAAACCCCTCGCGTTGTGCGATCCATCTTGTTTTTGTCGTCAAGAATAACCTTTTCTAAATCGGCTACGGTATTTGTTTCGATTGCTCCGTCAAGAACTTTTCTTGCTGCATCTTTTGTTAAACCTTCCTTCTTTACAACATAATCAACCCCTTCGGCTTCAAGGCCCTTATTAAGCTCTTCGTCACCGGAATTTTCAAGCACACGCTTCCATACGGAACGAGTGTTTCTCTCCTCATCCTTCACGTCTTCTTCCGTTACTGTTTCGATAGGTGTCGCTGGAGGTGTTTCAACAGGCTTAGGCTCGCCTCCTAAAGGGGCGTTCTCTTCTACCTTAGCTTCAACTACAACGTCTGGAGCTGTCTCCATAAACTTTGAGTTTGCTTGCTCTTGAAGAATAGCTCCAACCTTAGTAGGCTCTCCGCCAACTTCCTGCATCCAGCCATCTTTAGTGAACACCATTTTACGTGGCTGTGCACCTTCAATTTGCGGTGGTAATTCTGTTGTATCTCCAACTTTAGGCTCAGCCTTCACCGTTTCGGCAGCGGCTTCAACCTTTGGCTCTACAACGATTCCTTTACCTTTATTAAATTCTTCTTCGGTAATAAATGTTTCTTCGCCAGACCTCTTGTCTGTCTGCGTGTAGTATTTGTTTCCAGCTTTATCGGTTACAGCATTATACTCATACCCTTTTTCAAGGATAGGCTTTTTAACTTCTTCCCCCGTTTTTGCATCCTTCACATCGATAGTGCTTTTCCCTTTAGCAATAGCTTCAAGAGATTGATTAATCTCTTTTATGCGTTCGTTTTGCGGTGCTGATACAAACTTATCCTTACCCTCGATTTCTTTTTCAAGCTCAGCTCTTTCACGAAGCAATTCTATTGCATCCATGCGCTTCTGAGTGTTTTTGATTGTATCAGGAATCTCCTTATCAATCTTTGAGATAGCGTCAACATTGTTTACAATATTGTCAGCTTGCTCTTGCGTGATATGGTTTGCGTCAATCTCAGTCTTCAACATATCAGTAAACTTCTTCATCATGTCTGGTGATGATGATATGTTTTTTATCTGCTCATATTGGCCTGTTGTAAATCTTTTATTCTTAACATCTCCAGATAATGCTCCAAGTCCAGAAAAAGCTGTACCTGCAGCAGCGCCTAAAGCTGCGTTCATAGCAGCATTCTTTTGTGTCTCAGCGGAGAAGAAGTCTGTTTTGTATTTCTCTTCACCTTTAGCTACATCGTAAATATTTTCTGCAGCTGACGTAATCTCTGCTTCTAGCCCTTCTGCTAACCCTTCTTCTTTAGCTGAGTTAAGCATTATCGCTCCGTACTTTTTACCTACCTCTTTTATGTTGGTAGATAGTAAGCTTGTCATAAACTCTTTTGATACAGTCTTCCCCGCAAGATCCTTTATAGAGGTTTTAACAACCTCATTTATAAAAGCTTTCCCTGCTGTAGCATCAATAATACCTTTTGCTCCCCATGAGTTTACGAGCCCAAGAATTGGAGCCAATGTAAGTGTCATTAGTCCAGCATCTTTATCTGTTAATCCAGCTTGCTCAGCAGTTGAATACACTTGGTCAGCGCCAAGCATAGCTCCAGACACGATACCTGGAATCTTACTTGCAGCACCAACTCCAGGTATAACAGCAGCAGCGATGCTACCAGTTATCTCACCAAGGGTACTAACAACATAATGTTTGTCAGCGTACTTTTCGTTAATATCAGCTTTTAGGTCTGCCGAAGCATCCATAAGCCCATCTCCAAGTATATCTGTAAATGTTTGGCTTCCTATGCCTTTTTCTTTTCTGAATGCGTTAGCGGCAGCCCTTCCTTGCTTCTCTTCAATAAGGTTTGCTGTAGCTTCCAATGGCTCAGTGAATCCCATAACGTCACCTGCCGACTTAATCATGGCTCCTGTTCCACCGATAACGCCTGTTAGTGCGTTATATGTTTTATCAAGGAAAAGTCCGGTTGCTTTCAATGCATCATCGTTCTCGTCCATCGACAACTTATCGTACACATCACCCACTTTATTTAGTGTTGACTTTGCACTTTGAAGTTTTGCGGCCCTCTTTTTTACGTCTTCGTATGTTGCAAGGATTGATTTATTGTCCGCCTCCATAAGCTTCGCTTTCTCGGAAAGCTGTTGCTTTAACTCAGGAGGAGTCATAGGGTCGTTAAATTGGTCTACTAACCCTTGATATGATTCAGCCTGTTTTATTGCTGCCTGCTCAATTTTATTCCACTCTCTTGAGATATCAACAATCTTAGTATCAACGTCTTTAATACGTTGCTCTGCAAGCTTAACCTTTTCTGGCTTTCTTAACTCAATAGCTCTTTCGGCAGATACTTGCTCTGGCGTTTTTTGTGGCGCATTAAAGTCGTACAACTTAGATAAGTCATACTTAGGAGTATTCTGATTTTCAACAATTGGTTGTTGATTACTTTGATTTCCTAATCCACCCGATATAGAAATTCCAGGCGCGGAAGTAGAAGAAGCCGAAGGCGATGTCGACTTTAAACTCGGATCTACCCATAATGGCTGTTCTGGTGTTACCCCACCAACTTCCGATGGCTTTGTAGGCTCTTGAACAGAATCCATGAATGGAGCTGCTGATTGAGTAGTAGGTATATTTTTTTTTTGCATCTACTGTTTCAGAAGATGCGTCTATATCAGTAATTAAATTTAACGGTTTCTTTTCTCCGTTAGAATCATCGTCTTTTATTAAGCTTAATGGCTTTCTTTCTGGCATAATTAATATCCTAATGCGTTAATAATTTCTTCTCTTGAATAGTCTGGATTAGCAGCCATATTCTTTTTGATTAAAGCTTCTTGCTTTTCTGTGTAAGATTTGCCAGCAGCTTTTGTGCTTCTGCTTTTAGCTTTTTCTTCGTAGTATTTTGTATCAACACCTTTAATTAATTTACCTTGAGGGTCGCGTTGCTCTATAGCTCCTTTAACCTCTTCGATAGGGATGATAACAGTTTTTTGCTTGTATCCGTCAGATGTTGACTCGTCACCCATAAAACTTCCTACAGCGAATGTTTTGTACTCTACGGCTTCCTTATTTGCAATAGCTGTAGCTAATGCTTTCTTGTCAAGAATCTTTCCGTTTTTCATTGGGAAGTTTCTTATCTCAGAGAGGTCAACGTCTTTTACTCCAGAAGTTTTACTCAATGGTACATTTCCTCCCTGCGAATCTCCAACATCGAACCATTTAGCTCCCGTAGATAATTTAGCCGTAATCTTCTTAGGCATAGTGTATCCGTCCTCGGTAGGAATATCAAGCTTAATATTTACGTTTCCGTTAGCGTTTGTACCTGTAGCGTTGATAACTTTTGTTTCTTGCTCAACAGCGTTAGGGTCAAACTTAAAGTTTAAACCTCCGCCTCCAGCAGATGTACTTGCCGTTTGAGTTGTTGTTGTTGTTTTAACCGCAAAATTAGATAAGATAGCATCACGAAGATCAGCTTTTGTGAAGTTTAATAAATCTTCCTTGCCTTCATATCTTGATTTCCAGGTCTGCTCTACAATGTCATCAAGGCGCTTTTTTGCAACACTTTCAGTTTTTGTAGAGGTAAGCATATCGTACTGTTCTTGAGGAGTAATGTTTGCCATGCCTTCAAAAACATCATACTGTATATCTTTAGCCGCAGCCTTAGATGTTTCAAGCAAGTCAAATACGGGAGCAAGGTTAAATTGCTGTAATGCTTTTTGATACCCTTCTGGGTTTAGTGCCTCAGAAAGCATTCCGTGTTGACCGGTATAAATTTCATTAATACGTTTGCGTATGAATGGTGTTTCAGCATACTTACCAGTTTTTATCCCCTCTTGGATTTCAGCTGTTTGCTTTACTAATTGTGTTTCGTATTCACCTAAATTTTTATAGAAGTTTAACTCCTTACTAAATTGAGGGTCATCCATTAGCGCTGAGTACATATCTTTGCCTGGATACTTATCCTTAGCTTTCTTTTGTGCATCAGCCAACCATGTGTAAAAATTATTCTGTAAATCCTGTTGAACAGCTTTGTGCTCTGTCGTTGGAGGAGCGGTTAGCTCTTGAAACTTTTTAGCCTTAGCAGCATTGTCAAGCGCTTTTTTATTAGCAGCAGCCTTCAATGCATTCTGTCTTGCGTCAATAAGTCCGAACGGCATAAGTGCCGATGGAGCGTATATTGGATTGTTCCCGATTATTCTTCCAGAGTACGAACCCTTTTGAATATCGTTAGTCATTGAAGGGAAATATGTAGAGAATGCTTGCGCTGGGATTGCCCCCGCATAAGCGTCAATATCTGACTGTAATTTCTGTTCGTATGAAGGAACGATGTCTGACGGGTATAATGGATTAGCCTGCCCTTTAAATTGGGCAAGCACATCAACCTTATCTTGATTAGGGTTAATGCCAACATCGTCAGGAGATGGACCATCACCGATCAATGTTTGTGTTAATGAAATATCCGTCAACGGAGTTTCGTTTCCTGTTGCTGGAAATTCTTCTTCGATAAGTTGTTCTGCTGATTTCTTCGCCATACTCTTATCCGAACATTGAGGTTATACTTGACATATCGAAACCACCTCCTCCGCCACCTTTGAACTTACCTAACATTCCAGAGATTCCTCCCATTCCGTTAGACGATTCTGCTGACCCATCTTCTGTTGAAGGAGCTGGCTCAGATGCTGCAGGAGCTTGTTCTGTTTCTATAGTTTCTGTTTCTGTAGTTGCAACTGGTGCTGAGCTTGCGTTTTTCCCAGCAATAGGGTTTGTAGCAGCTTTGTCGCCACCACCAAAATCCATAAAGCTTTGTGCTCCAGCCATAAGATTAGCTGCGCCTGTTTGTGATTTCTGTGCCCACTCAGCCATATTTTGACCTCTGCGTAAAAGCCCCAGCTCCATACGTCTTCCAACTACTTTGTCAAGAAAATCTCCGTACATTCCGTTGTTAAACTGTTCACCTTGTTGCCCTTGCGCTAACAATTGGCCTACGCCCTGGTTAGCTGCTTGCTGAGCTTTCAACATAGCTGCTACGGTTCCACCAACATCACCACCAGTATTGGTAGATAATGCGCCTTGCGTAGACATCATTTTGTCGTTTATTGCATCTATCGATGAAGAGTATTGAGCACCAGAATTTAGTGCGTTACGTTTTTGATTTAACTCAGCAAGAAAAGCTCCTTGCATAGGATCAACATCCGAAGGAGTATTTTCTTCTGCTGCTTTCTTTAAGCCTCTAGCTTTTAATAACTGAACAGCTCCAGTTGCTGCTCCTACTGCGGAACCAGCTCTGTTGCCTATCTTGCCCATCATTTTTTGCCAAGGAAAAGCCATGTTGTTATTCTTTTAGTATTTCACAAATGTAGAGTTATTTTCCGATAAAACAACTCTCTATTTTAAAATTTTATACTGAATACCTGTATCGATTAAAACAAAGTCTGTAGGTTTATTGTGGATGATTGAATAAATCAAACATCTTCCTTGAACTCTATCTTTTGTTGGGCTAATAGAAATGTCTTTGCTAGGGATAAATTGCTCCCACCCTCGGTACATTTTCAAGTATAATGGCCCTTGCGTTACCTGAGATAATGCACAAATAGGCACTCCGTCAAACTTATCCCAGAACACTACAGCGTAAGGCTTCTCTTCGTTTTTAGTGTTTATTCTAACACGAATAAATTCCTTATCGTTGAATGGCTCTGGAGCTGCAGCTTGCCACACATGGTACGTTATGTTTTGTCCATTAATCTTGTACCCTTTGTCAAGCTGATATGTTTGTCCATCTCTAAGGCCAAAAGATTTGTTGCTTATTGATACAAATTGGTCAAATGCGTAATCGTAATAACCATACCATCGACCTTCTTTTTGTCCAAAAATATGCATGCGTATCAACGAAGGGTCAGGAGTTTTTTCACCGTCATTAACGTCTGTGAATAAACCGTATTCCTGATGATAGTTATCGAAATATCCAGCCATAGGCGTTTGGAATCCTGCCTTAATATTGCTTAATACTTTTTTGTATAAGGTATTGTGATATTTTATACGTCCAATATCAAGAATCTGATTATCCATTAATCTGAATACAGACTCTTTACTTGGGAAGAAGATAGCTTCTTTTCTTACCTCTGCACCATTCTGTAGCGTTACAGGAACAGATGCTTCTGCAGCACCTCTCCACATTTCGTCAGATATACCGATATCTCTTGATAGCCAGTACTGCTCACGAATAAACGTGTCGGCAGCCATATACCCAAGGTCTCCTGCGTTAAGGTCTGATAGTATTGACTTCTTTGTTACAAGTAAGCATACTCCACTATCACACAATGCATAAAGGTTCTCCCCGCGCTCCGTGGTTGCGGACCATGCTCTTTTGATTTCTCCTTGATTGTCATCAATATCGAAAGCATTATTTGCAGGGAATGTTCTTAATCCAGGATTATCCTGACTATTGATTTGTCTAGGCATTGACCACATAACCCTTGTCGGGAAATCGTTCTTTTCAACGAATCCAAACTTAGGTTTAGATACAAACTCTAATGGCGCTTGTGATGAGTAGTCCGGATTTATGTTTTGAATAAATCTAAATCCTCCCCACTTCCATAGGCTCATTTCGTCTGTTCCGTAATCTTTAGAGTACTCTGAATAAATGTTATTATCTGCTAAGCTCTTGTCAGGGTCCCATCGTAGAGGCCTCATAACATAATGCATATTTGGGAAGCTTTGTGATGGGCTCTGATTGTTGTGAGCAAACGGAACACCGACTCTACTCTCAACACAAAACATCACGCAAAGCTGTCTAAGGTATGCTAAATACCCCCAATTCCTATCCTGTATAACATTTGGAATAGCTCCAGGTACAGTTCTCACAATTTGATAAACCCTTGGGTTCATTTGGAACATTCGGTATGGAAATCCTATACCGAATTGGAACTGGTTTTCTGGGCCGCTACTAGACAAAAGCGGAACTGTTGCTTCGCTGTTTGCGCTAGCCTCTCTGTCTATTGGAGCAAATATTGTTTCTCCAACAAATGCATCTCCTCCCCATAATCTTATTGGAGCCGTGTTGTCGTATTTTACGATAACCTGATCCTTCGGGTTTGGAACAAATGGAGCTGCAGCACCAAAGATTATGTTAAAGAATCTTCCATTACCTTCGATATCTTCGTGAGTATAAACTCCTGTAATATCTCCAGCATAAGCCCCAAGTGTTGCGATATCGTTCAATATCGCTGCAAGCTGAGGAGCTGTTTTAAATGTTACGTTTACCCACTTTTCTTCAATATTAGAGCCATATCTTTTTATGTATATGTATCTTTCTGTTGTAGCTGTTGGGTGTGATGATGATAAAGCTGGGATAACATCTTCCCATCTTTCGTCAACAAGGATAAATTTTTGTGTTGATAATCCATTGCCTTCACCAATGATTGACTCAAGTTTTTGGTAGTGGTCTGTAATCTGATAGTTCTCAATATTTCTGTCTGGTATTTGAGCACCAGAAGAAATGATGTTTACAATGTAAAATGGCTCAGTCCAATCTTGCATTCCAGCATCGTCAAAGTCAGCAGCAAACACGCCACCGACAGAGCCTGCTCCATAAAGATTGTTTGCCATTCTTATTGACATGTACGATCCACGCCCCTCGATAATTCTCTCTGCTGACAATATTCCAAACTCTGTATTCCCAGCATTAGGGCCTGTAAATGTTGTAGGTTGCTGACCTCTGTTTCTCCATTTGGCGTATCCAACATAATTGTACGCTCCAAAGTTGTATCCCATTCCAGGGTCTTCCATTGGATTGATTTCGCAACCTGTTGGTCCAACGATATCTCTCTGCATTCTAGCATAAGAAATCATGTCGATACATCTGTCTTTAATCTCAAGCCCAGGAGCCGCAAATTCATTTGCTTCAAACGAATAAACTTCGGAAGCGAATCCTAACGGAGATACAAATTGTAAAGAATATCCGCCTGGAGATTCGATAATATCATTTATGATTGACCCACTAACAATTCCATTCTCAATGTCTGGCGAGAAGAATAAAAATTCGTCAAGGCTTTTTGTTGTAAGCTTATTGTTGAAGCCCATGCGGAAGTCAGCTTGACTCATTTTATACATAGCTATCCCTTGGGCAATAACTCTTTTTGCTGGAGGTGTTCTAACTACTGAAAATGATTTTGCCCATGATGGGAAATTTGAAACTCCGGCTAAACCTATCCCCATTGCATAGTACTCTGGAGCAAATATTTTAGGGCTATAGTCCTCGCGAGTTCCTGCTGGAGGGTTAACAGAGCCTACAAGGTATGTGTATGTTTTAGCTACCTGCGTATTCACAACATAGTTATGGCTCTCTACATCTTGGTCAACTTGTGATGTTGGAGTGTATGGATGATAATATGGAGACACTGTACCACCTACTACAGGGCCAGGAAACATCGATGCGCCATGAGCAATTATCTCTCCTGGCGTTTCGCTACAAATACTATTTACCCCGCCTGGAGCTCCATCAATCTTTGTTCCGAATACTGCACTTAATGTTTTATTGTGGTAAATGTTTTTAAATGAACACTTATCCGTCTTGCTTATAGCACTAAAGTGGTCAAATACCTCATGCGTCTCGCTAAGATTATTGTTTACATCAGTTGTTGTTACGGTGTTCCCGTATGAGTATAGTGATGTTTCTGCCGATACCACATCTCTCCTGTTTGGAAATTTGTAGTTCTCAAAGTTTGTGACTTTCTCAGCGAATCCTTTTCCTCCTACGCCATCCCAAAGGTTAACAGCGAATCCGAATCGCTCACCATTGGTGTATTTTTTTCTATAAACGAAATTATATGGATCCTTGTATCCTTTAGTTCCGATAGAATCTATTACGGGAAACATCTCTTTCCCGCCAAGCTGATTAAACACAAGGTTGGAAGCCTTAGATGCAAGCTTAACATTCATAAGTTCTAGTCGCTTATCGAAGTATCTCAAGCTTTTAGCCTTCTCTACGAATGATAGCTCTCTTGTAACTTCCGCATCAGAGAGTACTGTATTTACATTTGATTCAACAGGGTCAACGAAATCTCTAACAGAAATCTCCCCGTCAAAAATATCAATCTTCGCAACTACCGTTGGAGCAGGAACGAATCCTATTCCACCATTTGTATTGTAGGCCGTTCTGATTACTTCAACGTAATCGTATCCAGCTAAATTGGTTATTCTGAATCTTATTCTTATTCCGTATCGCGTGTTAGACTCTGTATTAGCCTCATCTCCATACGTTTTAGTTCCTGGATATTGAGCGCTGCTATCCGACATATTCTCAAATATCGGTATAAGTGGTGTTCTTTGGCTTATATTAGTCTTGTCGCCTTGATTACTAGAGTATCTTAATTGATATGAATATGTTCCAACAGGCAATCCGCCTCCTCCTCCAACGTTTGCTATTCCTACATAAACAGGAATATTCATTGCAACGTACAGATTGATTGAGTATAATTTTGGATTGAATGCTGAGAAGTATTTTGTAGGATCACCGAATACAGAATTGTAAAGGTCGTCAATATTGTAGAATGTAGGCTCTACTCGATTGTCTGTGATAAACACCTCCCCGCCCAAAGAATTTTCATTCTTATCAAGCTGTATCGGATAATTCACATTAATATCAAGCGAGCTGCTTTGGCACACCTTTAATCCATCAATCTCGAAGTATGGGTCCTGTCCTCCAACTGGTGATGCCCACACGGAGAATAGCTTACCATTAACACCTATAGACCCCATACATGTGTAGTTTCCTACAGATGTAGCTGGATATAAAAGCTCTTCACCTTTAATCTTTTCGCTGGTTTTATTGTTACCTTCCGATGAGCCTATTCGAGCATTTCTACCTTCAATAAACTCTCCAGTCATAGCTTGTGACCCAACTATTTCTTTTTCATCAGCAGTATTTGCCCCTGTGTAATATGAGCTAACATGCCACTTTTGGTGTTCTTGTTTCATAAAAAGTAAGTTTATTATTTACCGCTTCCCCATGATGGGCGACCTAAATATTCAAATAGGTCGCTACGTTCAGCAGACGACATCGTTTTAACTCGATACTCAGCTCTTGGCCAGCTTCCATTAAACCCGTATTTCTGATCTCTGTTTAGTCTCTTCTCGTATATAGACCACAATGTAGCCATCTTTGGGTCGATAGCCATCTTTGCTCTAAGAACCTCCTCGCAAACGAAATCTTTTACGGCCTCTCTTAAAAACAAAGGAATAATAGGCTCGTCACCAATATCGCAACCGGTTCCGTTAAATACTACATGCACTTTCTCGAAAGCTCTACATGGAGAACTGAACATTATAACTCCATTTTGGACGTTATAAAAGTAATGGTCGTTTGCGCTACCAACATCTCTTCTGTAGTAACCTCTGTTTACAGAGCCATCAAGAGTGTTGCTGAATTTTATGCTGTTACTATCGTAGAACGGGTCATTTACATTATTTCCCTTGTTGTTAGCAAAGTATCCTGCACCCTTAGTGTAATAATTTCTTTTGTGCCAAACCTTTTGACTTCTAGTGATGTCACACTCTGTTCCGTGGTATAGGTAAATCTCTTTAATATTGAAAGCTCCTAACGGCATATCTAATGATAATGAATCTACAGGAAAGTCGAAAGACTCTCTTCGAATATCAAAGAAAGTGTCGAACGATAATCCTTCAAGAGCTTGCTGTACTAAACTTGTATAGCCTCCTTTAGAATAAAAATCCATTCGTGGGTCAGCAACAAGCTTTGTAACATCGTGCAATATCTCGTTTACTGAAACATAATTAAGTGCTGATTGATCCATTATTGTTCAGTTTGTTGTTGTTCGTTAACGCTTACCATTTTAGGTGATTGTACTGCTTTTTGAGCAATAGTATCATCACCATCGTTTTGTCTCTCCTGCGGGAAGATGTAGCTAAATCTAGCCATGTCTAAAACTTGTCTCCTTAATACGGATGTAAGCTCGTCAGGGAAATCGAAGTAGTCGTCAATATTTATTTTTGTTAATGGGTCGAAAGCTGTAAACAAACCTACCTCTACAAACTTAGTATCAACCTTTTCGATTCCAAGTAAATATAGCCTATCGCCAACTCTGTAAAACGCTGGCACTTTTGGACTTGGCGCTGTGTATTTTGAATAATAAAGCACCTCTGACTCCTTCGGTGTTGTTCTGTCAAATGTTTGTTTTGTAAACTGAGGAGGGCACGCTGGTCCTCCGGGTGACTCGTAAGCTATAAAATCCACTCCTCTATCATTATTAAAATCATAGATTGTTGTAGGGATCTCGATATACTTACGGTTTTTAATCTTATTCTTCCCTCCGCTTACAGAATCAATTAACACTGGAACATCTGGGAATATTGATAAAAATGCTCCCGATGATCTCTTTTGGATATGCTGCGCTTTTAAAGTGTTACCAATAAGTAATACCCAATACGCTATCTGTGACCTTTGGATAGATTTATCATCCGATGTTTGCTTTAAAGCTACAGCGATGTCATCAATAATATGTCTTAGTACGAATCCCATGTTATCTCATTAATGCTACTAATCGGTTAATATCTGCTGACGTAACACCATAAAGGTTGGTTCCGTCACCTTGCTTGTATGAAATAAAGTTTAAAGCTTTCTCTACTATGATATTTGTCATAGATTCTGGAAACTGAACTGAGTCTGATATTAGAGCTACTGCTGTAGGTTTTGCAAGGTACGCCATTGCAACAAATTCGTTTGCCACGGATGGTCTAATTTCCGTTTCGAATAATCCTGGATTTGAATAGCTTGTTGAAGAATAGTTAACCGAGTCAAGGTATGCGTAGTCAGTTAGCTCCCCGCCCAATTTTATATTTCCAGGCATGAAAACATTTTTTACGTTATCATTCCACTCCTCCTGAGTAAGCCTTTTAGCAGCATACTCAGACTTAACGAATGATAAGTCTTTTACAAACTCGGAAAGAACCACATTAGAATTTGCTACGGGTGCTCTATATGGATACACTGTAGGCTTTGGGTATATGGCGATTATTGTCCATAACTTATTCCCCACAGCTGCCTCATCGAAAGCTAGTCTTGAAAAATTATTTGTCTGCCATATTCCAACTTTGTTAAGCTCTTTTAGCGACTCTCCAGAAAGTTTATTCTGAGCAAATGCGTCATTGAATGCAGAAACCGACCATTCTATAGCATAGTTAATGGCTGGTTTGAAATCTTGATCGAACCTGTATCTGTCGCTACCTTCCGCATCTAGTGCCGATGTTGCTCTGTTTACTATCTCTTGAACTGATATTGGCATGGTGGTAATTTATCAGAAACAAATGTATAAATTATTTTGGTTTAAATGACAAAGGGTAGACAATTTTGTTGCCTACCCTTTATGCATGTATTTTTGTTTATTAAATTTTTCTTCCTAACACTTCCGATGTTGTTTTGGTGCTGTTCGAAAACTCTCTTTCTTCGAAAGATTCTGTAAGCATCTTTTCCGTAGAAGCTTTTCTTGCTTCAAACATCTTTTCAACCATCTTTTCTGCTAGAGCTAATCGCATATCTCTCATGTTTGTAGAGATAGGCACTCCGTATGATTGACACTGAGACATAACCTGGTTTTGGTCCTGCGCAGCTAAAGAGTCTACGCATCTTGCAAAAGCTTGTGAGCGCTCAGCGTTAACGCTTAATGCTGCAGTTGCTGATTCGAAAAACTTAACACCGTAGTGTCTGTGTTCACGCAACCATTTTTGCTCCATCTTGCTATGGCTTACGAACGTACAGAAAGTTGATAATTCTTCTTTCCCTCGTTCATCACGATTGCCTCGTTTTGTTCCAGTGTAAGCAAATACAAGCATATTTTTGAACGGTGTAGAAACAGGGAATCCATTTCTTAAATCGTCCATAATATACCATCCTGTACCGAATGCGCTAAAGCGAACACCTTCTCTATCGTAATCCTTTGGATCAATATCTCTCTCCTCAACGAATTTTGATACAGTAAGCGATTCTGCTTCTGGTCTGGTTTTTACTGCTTTAGCAATCTCAGCAACGAGCATTGCAAATTGTTCTGGTGATGTTTGCCCCGCGATTGATTGTGGTGCAGACTGTTTACTTTCTTCTAAGACAGCAATTTTGCGTCTCATCTCAAGTAAAAGTTCTTGTATCTCTGGGGATACATTTTGAGGTATACCTTTATTAAGGTCCTTTTCGTTTCCTTCTTCTAATGCCATTTTTCTTTTAGTTGGTTATGTTTTAAATAAGCGGGGCCGTTGTTGTAACAGCCCCGCTCTTTTTATTCTTATTGAACGTCAATCCAGAAAGAAGATAAAGGATTGTTCATTTGTAAACTCAATTGAGCTTCAACGTACCAATCTTTAAATCCTTCGCGAGTTCCGTTTGAACCTTTGTCCAAAGTAGAACCTCCGATGTTCATTGCTTCGATTCCTTTCATCTTGATAGGAGTGATAGTTTCTTGATCGATAATCAATAACTTACGCTTCCAATCAGCAGGGAAACAAGAAGCTTCGCGGAATAACTCACAGTTTACTGGAACGAAACGCATTGTTCCGATACGGTATTCCATTAAGTTTAAGTTCGCGATTTCATCGTTAGGCGTGTAACGGATTCCTGGCTCTTTAAACACTTTTGATAATTCGTACAACATTTCTTCTGTTCCGTAGATGAAGCGTGTTGCACCTTCTGCTTTGTAGTTCGTAGCAAATGCTAATGCCTCAAACGTAGCTTTTAAACCAGCGATTGTAGGGTTTGCATTTTGAGAACCTGCAGCAACCATGATAGGGTAGATACCACCCATAGCTTTCGCTGGTTGACCACTAGCAATACGGAACTCTCCACGTTGACCGTTGAAGAATGAGTTGAACAAGTCAACACGTAATTGCTTTAATTTTTGCTCTTTGTCGATAGCAAGGTAGTTTGTAGTACCCATGTTCTCGAACTTTGTCAACTCGATTTTACCCCAACGTGCAGCACGTAAGAAGAATTGAACGAAGTTGTAACGCTCGATAACTTCCATTCTCTCGTAGTTAGAGAAATCTGTAGCAGCATCAGCAACGATTGTTGACTGTGTTGCGAAGATATCACCAACAGCTACAGCTGGTAAAGCAGCAGACGTTTGAGATTCAACAGTGATCTGATTCAAACCAGCATTCACCGAGCGGATAACACCTTTAGTGTTGTCAGGGTAGATGATGATTAAGTCAACAGTTAAAAACGCCATTGAAGCCGCAGTTAATGTTAACACTTGTGAAGCAGGAACACCAACAACAGCAGCTACACCAGCTACGATTGCGTTAGATGTTAACACTGAACGACCGAAAGTTTGCTCTAAATAAGAGAACTCATCACCGTTTACTTCTTCGAATGGTTTTGCATACAACAACTTTAAAGCGTTGTATTGTGCTGGCGCAGCATCAAAGATTGCTCTTTTGATTGCTTTAGCAAGCAAGATTGTTTCATCTGGAGTATAACCAGAGATTGCAGCATACTGAGATGCTTGAGGATTTGCATTTGTATTCCCGAATGGTGCATTACCAATACCAGGTGAATAGTTAGTATTCATAGCTTATAGATTTGTTTTTTTTTAGTAAGTTCGTTTTTTATTTAACCCTCCTAATTGTAAATCTATTTCTTTCTGTACTTTCTCATTCTTTTGTTCATTAGAGGCAGCCCCTTTTCCAGGTCTACGTTCATCTGCAGCACGAGTAAGGATGTCCTCATTTGCGGCAGTTTCTGCTCTCTTACTTGCAATATCAACAAGCGTTTTTACTGTCTTCTTGCCATGCAAAGCCATCATTAAATTTTCAGCAGCGTCCGGCTTAACACTACCGTCTTTATTAAGAAACAAAGAGCTTATATCGCCACTTTCCAAGACACTCTTAATCTGTTTCTCAACAGAAGCGTCAAGTTTAGGAAACGACTCCTTGAGAGATGTTAAGGAACTAGCGACCGATGCTTTTCTCGCAGATAAGCGAGATTCTGCAGCTTTAATCTCTCTAGCACTCAACTCTTCTCGACCTTTTTTCTCAATAGAGAATTTATCTTTAGCAGCTTTCTCCGCAACCACAAGGGCTTTTGGTTTTTCTTCTGCTTCAAAATCTTCTTTTTCGAAATCGCCAGGGAAGTAATGTTCAATTAATTCTCTTGTTGGGATTTCATTTACAGGTTTGTTGAAATCAATTTTGGAGGTGCTTACGACTTTGTTTTTCCAGTCTGACTCTCCTGCAAAGAACGATTTAACCCCATTTAATAACTCTTCTGGCATTGTATCAAATATGCTTTCATATTTAGATAGTTGCTCTTGGTATTCAGCTGACTTTTGAGCTTGCGCTCTCCATTCTGCTACTGATCCTTTTAAAAACTTGCTAAGCTTTGGTAAGTCTGGCGCTTCTTGTCCGAACTCTTTCTTTATTAACTCGCTTATTCCACCGATGTCCGAAATCACTTCTGATTTCTTTACTGATGATTTAACGGTTCCTAAGATAGGGTCGTTAATCTCTTCTTCGATCTCCTCATTTTCATTTGGAGCAGAATTTTGATTCTGACTTGCAGCTGCTGCGGCTTCATTTCCGCTTGACGGGCCCCCGCTGTTAGCATTTTCAATATTTGTATCAACTCCGTTTGCTGCTGACTTTTGCTCTTCCGTAGATGTATTTTCTAGCGGCTTTTGCTCAACTATAACTCCGGCTTTTAATGCTTCATTGCCTAGATCCTTTAAAATGTTTCCAGCTCCTGGCATTCCTTGCATTGCATCTGCTAATGCAGAAATAGAATCGGGTACTTGAAATTTAGGTTGAGCCGCAGCTCCATTTTGTGACGCATCATTTTCCATCGTTCATCAGTTTTCGTTTGTTATACTTTGCAAAAGTAGTATTTTTTTTAACAATTATACAATAATGTTATTTTTTTGTAATTATTTATTAACAGAGCTTTGTGGATTAACTGTATTGTTTATCTGGTCAACCATCCCTTTAGCCATGATTTCATCAATCTTTTGGTCGCCCTGGATTGCTAGTTTACGCTCCTCTGTTTCTTTGTCTTCGTTCATTAACATTAGCATCTTCTGTTCTTCTGCAGCGTCTACTTGAGCTTGTCTTTGCTCGTTCGCTTTCGCTTGTTTCTCCGCCATTATCTTAGCTTCAATTCTTGTTCTTGCAGACTCGCGAAGTGCAGCTGTTACTTGGTCAGGTGTTGACCTTCCATATAATGCAGCGAATGTGATATCGTCAATAAGTTGAGCTTGGAATAATGTAAGAGCCATTCCGTCCGCAGCTTTTATTAATGTCTCCTCGCTATTTTCACGCTTAATGAATACACGGAAATCTTCCGTCTTCATTTCCTTTGAAATTACCAATCGCTTAGCGCCTTCGTCACCGATAGCAATAGCTATTTCTCTCTCATTGTCTGCGTAAATTCTTTTCCCGGCAGATGCGATTGCTTGAAAACATTGTGAGAATATCATTGTTACAGCATTGTAGAATGGTTCCTGCATTAACGACCCTCGTTGTATCATTAATTCAGTAACGCCTACTAATTGATCCTGTCCCATCGACTCTCCTTGGATAGCTTCATTTAAACCTGTAACATCTTTGTTAAGGTTTTTCATTGTGCTAAGCATCTCAAGTAATGAGAATGTGCCTTTACCTACCGTAGCATCGTATGCTCCTACAACATTTTGAATCCCTCGGCCTCTGGCATTTACTCCAACAGGCTTGCTTTGATTCATGTTTCGAAGCATTTCTGATTCTCCACCATCGGGGTCAACGATTGACTTATCATATACTGTTCCTGATCCACGAGAGTTGTTAATCTGATTTTCTACTACTGATAGCAATCGGTTAATGAATCGCTGAGGGCTGATTGTGTCGTCAACAGGAGATAATACTTCTCCATCGATATATGCCCAGCAGTATGCTTTAAATGGAGACTTCACGTTAGACAAGTCTAAGTTGTCTGTCTCTTGGTATGGAACAAGCCCATAGTCAAGAACGATGTCAGCTCCTTTTGTTTCGTTATTTGTAATTTGTAATGCCTCGTTCGGGATGAACGTGCAAAAGCGAAGCTCGTCAACGGTAATTCTTTTCTTTAATTTACCTTTTCCAAGTACGCGTCTTGCTCTTTCGCTATCAACAAGGATTAAGTCCTTATCTGTATAGCGAGGCTTTTCTTCCCCTTCGTAGGTAAAGTTTATTCTTGTAAGGTATGGGTATCCGTATTCATCACGAACATATCCGAACCAATATTCTTTACAGTCTCTCCAGTATGATTCAATAACAGGAATCTTGCCACCAAGCGACATTTGGTACTCTGTGTTTGATGCAGAGTTCATGTATCGCTTAGCGTAGTTCTCGATAGCTTCTTTACCCGTTTGACTTACATCTGGGTAGGACTCGAAAATATCTGGAGCTGTACGGTATTGCTCTACACCCCAAAATTCAGCATCTGAATGGTCTGGCTTAGTAGCTGTTCTATCCCAGAAGTAATCTTCTGAGCGTACAGGTTCAAATACTTGATGCCCGTTATATTCGTATGTTTTTACAACTCCTATTCCGGACAATGCAATCTCTTCCGCCATGCGAACCTGCATCTCCTCGAATTTGTTAAGCTGGGAAACGTATTCTAAAAGATTGTTAATATCCTCAACGAATCCGTCAACATACATGTTATTGAATAATCTCTTTGTCTCCTCCTGCGTTTCTCCGATAGGCAACTTCTTCTTCATGTCCGCCCCGAAAGCAGCTCCAACCTTTGAAGCTACGCTTGTGTAGAACATCATCTCTTGAAGCTTTTGCTCTCTCCTATTTATTGACTTTGGAGATACACTCTTCGCCTTGTAGTTAATCTTCATGCGTATCGCGTTACCACGATACTGTTCAATCATTGGGCGGATTATGTTGTGCACCATCTTTAGCCTGTTACGGCTTTGGTTTGTATCGTCTTTGAAGAAAGATTCTAAATCCTCATCAACGATCCATTGGTCGCCCTTATAAAAGCTTTTATTGATTTTTGTCCTAGCAATATATCTATAATGAAGGTCGTTTGCTGTTCCAACGAATGCAGCGTGTCTTCCCCACTTGTTGTGGTATAATTCATCTTTTGTGTCGGTTAAACGATTTGGTCTATCGTAACCTTGAGTTAGTGCTATTAAAGACATTTATGAATCTTTTTTTGTTTCGTGAAATCTATCAATTGCTTTTGATGCGGATGTTGATTCACCCTTAGTATTTACTATTCCGAATCCAGACTCTACCTGAGAGATTAATTGCGGTAGTGTGTCCGAAATCTTTGCGATACTATTAACATAGCTATTCCTTCCTGTCCAATTTATTTTCTTATTCCCTTCATCGTCAATCTCAATAAAGTCTTCCATCTTCATGTCAACCATCTTCTCCATATTGTCAAGCGCCTTTTCAACGATTGACTTTGCTCTCTGCCTTACTGTAGGGTTGAACTTTCTCCATCTATCAATCGCTTGTCTTACCCTGTCTGGGAAGTTTAGCGACATGTACTCCTCTTTTGTAGCGTCCTTAATGCTTGACGGGAACGACATATTGAAAGCGTTTGACGCTCTCAGCTTATCGCTCATGTTAGAGTCTGTTACAAGTGGAGATGTAGGGTTTGCGTAGTACCATGAGAATAATAGCTCTCCCTGACTAAGGTTTGAAAACTCCTTAATTTCAGATAGCTCAGGATACTGTCTTTTCAGATCCTTGCCATTCTTTGGGCCGAACATTACTATGTTATCTGCTGACATTTACTCTTTTGTAAACCCTTTTTAGGTTATAGTTTTTGTCGTACTCTAATGATGAAACCACTTTTACTCCCGACTTTTTCTGTTCGATTGTATTTATTGGTTGAATATGAGAGTGACATTGAGCGCAAATATACGAAAATACTGCAGCAAACAAAATATCATCTTTATAATGTTTTCTATCCATCGGCCCCCACGTTTCGTTTCCTTTGTCTGTAAGGGTGCAGACGAATGTTTTAAGCTGCACAAACATTTCGTGGATATATATTTTACCTCCGAATGCCTGTAACATCTCGAACATCTTATCTATGATAAGCTTGTTACGGATATTTCTATTATCGATACCTACCATATTTCCACTTCCAGCCTGCAGCGTGTCAGGAAGCTCCGAGTTGAACACTAAGGAGTCGAATCGGCCTTTGTATTCCTTGTACTGCTGGTAAGCTTTACCGATATTTGCCTCAAGCAATTCTTTTACTCCAAACTGCTTTTCGGTATCGTAATAAACGCCAAGCAACATTGATTGAAGGAACACCTCACGGTAGTTGTTATCTCTCCAGTTTACGACTGCTGAGATAGTGTTATAGTGAGCGTCCCATATAGATGATGCCATGTTTGACATACCTGTATCTGACGCAATTGGATCGGTTCCTTGATAGTATCTGTGCTTCCACCCTATCTTAGGCTCCTGGAATATTATTGTTGTTGTGCGCGGGTCTCCTATCCCTAGTGGAACGAAGTTTGCTCCAATGATATTGTACGGCACATCGCTACCTTCTGGCTGCTCAACATCTCCGTATACAGGCTCGAAGTATCCGTACTTCGGCTTGGTCATCGGGTTTGTTTTTAGTATTCTATCAATCTGTTCGTTTATCCAATCCTGCGAAACGAGTGTTTTGCTGGACGACAAGAACATATCCTCAAGGCAAGTAGGGTATTGCTGTCTGAATAATATTTTTGACTCGTCAGCGTCAGGCCCTTCTTTGGAGTAGTAGTACTCTTTCTCGGAGTCGTACATCTCTTGCGTCATACCTGGTCTGGCAGTCCAATCAAAAAATATAGGAATGATAGCGCCTCCGAATTTTCTTTCCTTCCATGCTTTCATTGCAGAAAGAAGCTCTCTCTCGAATGCTTTTCCGCCCTTTTCCATTTCCCCGCCTGTACCCCAAACGATGATCTGTCTTAATAATTTTTGCTTGCCTGTCGCTGGGTCCATACCAAACATTGTTGGTCGGGCATCCTCAATAATCTGTGTAAGGATAGGAATGTTACCAGCCTCATCTATCATCGCTATTGAAGGTGTACCTCCAGAAACAGCTGTTTTGGATGGTGCTACAACGTCCATCTTAGAGTTTACCCCTTCACGAGACCCTTTCTCTTCCTTGTTACCAAGGGCAAACTTATTGTCGCGGTCATTGATTACGTTTGGTCGCATCCAGTATGGAAGCTCCGCAAACGGGTATTTAATCTTATCCTCGAAAATCTCTTCCCCTTTGAGTTTATCTTGGGTTACGAATTTAAGGTAATGGTTTTTTTTGAATAATGTTTTCGCCAGTGCACATCCTCCGAGTGTTGAGGTGGCAGCCATCTGGCGGGGTTTACCTATGTAAAATGAGTATCCGGAATCGAGCATGAATATAATCACTTCATGCGCCTTCGTTGCTTTGTATTGTCTAAGTCCGACAACGATTGTTGACTCTTTAAGTTGAAGGTATTTGTTTAGGAAGTACAGTGTGTTTTGTGCGCACCTGTCGATTTCCTGATCCTTGTAATTTTCCCTGTCTTCTTCGTCTGAGAAGTCTGACAAATGCTTGTTTTCTGCTATCCATTGGTATGCTTGTTGAAGGTAAAGGTTGAACTTTCTGTAGTTCTTCATTTTTGTGATACCTTGACTGTTCAAGCTATCAATCCATTCGATGAAGTCTTTCTCGTGTTCTATAACTGACTTTGGGAGCCAATCTTTTTGTGAGATGTCAATTTTTGTTCCAGAGTATATTACAGCACCTTTCTCTTCGACAATCTTTCTGTAATCCTCCTCGCTTATAACGTCACCATCGTTGAATACATTTTCATCCTCAACAACGTCAACCATAAGGTCTACGGGTGATGTACCGCTGTTTGTTATTGTAGGGTCGTTATGCATCCTCCAATCAACGTTCCCCTCCTTAGCTGTACTCTCCTCGATTGTTTTTTCAATAAAGCCTTTATCTTTAAGCTGCTGTATGACTTCATCTTCAAGAGGAACGCCCTCCTGCATAAGGTCGTACAAGAACTCAAGGTTGTTGTGCTTTATATTTTTGGAATTTTTTCTTACTTCTGACATGTTACCATTTTTTATCTGGTTCTGGCAATGGGCATTCTTCCATTACAACTCTTACCTTTGCTGATACGGGGCATCCGCATTTGGAGCAGAACATTCCTCGTGCTTCTTTGATTGAGTCCATGCCGGTTATTGGGATAACCATTTCTTTGATGAATGGGCATGTAGAGCATATTTTAGCTCTCACCTCTGCGAGCTCCTGGACGTTTTTCGATTGAAAAACAAAATTTGTCCAGCCTTCTGCTATCTTTCCGAACTTCGTTAAATCATATTTCATTTTACAAAGTTAATCTTTTTTTATATATATTTGTTGCGTTATTAACAAATTAAAACCAATACAACCATGTCAGCAATTGCAAAACCATTAATCAGCTCTTCAACGTGCGATACTCCAGAAGTAAGAATCCCTTCTGAAAAGGTGTTAGCTATCGAGAAGATGGACGTTACAAACGCTCAAAACGCAACAGGTTACAAGAGGCAAATTCAAGTATCTTTGGATTCTGGATCTGGTGCTCCTCGTAGCATTACATTAACTTACTCTAGCGGTGCAAACGATGCAGCAAACGAAGTTTTGCGTAACGCATCTTACACAGCTTTAGTTGGAGCATTAACTACTGTGGTAGTTTAATTCTCCTCTGGGTTAAATTATTTACTTGAAAATCAATCCCTTAGAATTAATTTTTTAAGGGATTTGTTTTTGTGTTATTTTTATTTGTATGTTTGCGAAGTCTAATTACTCCACGGAAAGGTCTAATTGGATAGCAAAAAACGACTTTTTCGGAGAAATCCGACAAAAAACCTTAACCAAGAGTATCAAAGACCTTTCCACTTAAAAATGGTTGGGTTTTTTGCTTTTTACAAGGTTTATGAAAGCAAACTATTTACTTATAGAACAGTTTAACGACAGTGGAATCCTTCGCTACTATGCTGCGTGGCTTCACTTCAAGCGAGTGTTTGTAAATGGTTGCTTTTATGAATCTACAAATATAGCATCTCGTGTTGGCCTATCCAGAAATACAACAAAGAAGTATATCAAGTTCTTTTTGGATAACGGGTGGGCTTCTTACCATAAGGGCAATTTTAGGTTATCTGGCAAGCATAGCTTAAAGCTTCTATACGGTGTGAAGTTAATTCGAGATGTTAGTTTAAAGAAGTATGGCACAGTGACGGATATCCTAAATAGCTTACGCTATTCAATATTGGATATTAAGTTTAAGCAATTCAAATATATACAAAGCAATTACCGCGATCTTGTTAATCCCAGAAATATCAAGGCTTATAAAGCGGCTAAAAGGAAGAATATATTCTTTTATCCGCTGCAAGATGAAAGCGAACATATAGCCCTTTCGTATATAAAAATTGCTAAAATGTTGAATGTAAGTAAATCGAAAGCAGTACAATTGATTAAAGAGTTTTCGAAATACTTAGTAAAGATTCCTGGAGTTATGGTTTGCCTTGGTAAGTTTCATTCTCGTGGAGTGGATTATATTAAGGGTAATCAATTCATATCAAAAGGTAATTTATACGGTGTAACATGTAATAAATATGAATTTTTGTAACATGTCATTTTTATGTCCCTTATTTATCCCAACCAACAACACGAGCGTATGAGAAGAAACAGAAGTATGATAATGAAGTCCAAACGTGCAATTCACACAGAAACAGAATTATGGTTTGGTATACACAAAGGAAAACTGATGAAGGATTGTCCTCGCAGTTACATCATTTGGGTTAGAGATAACACAGACATCCCATTAACAACATCAGTGATAATCCTGTCCTATGAAAAAGAAGGAGCGTTTAATTAACGACATTGCAATCCTGGCAGATGCATGCGGGTGGGAGTTCATTATACACGATGATAACGGAAAGATGATATCGTTCAGTAAGGATAAAAAAAGGATAAACGTATACTACACCACAATGACAATCGGTGTATGTATACCTAAATCCCCGCAAAAATATCACAGGAAAATGTCGCTCGAACGCCTTGAAAGGTTATTCATATCAACCTAAAGAAACTGTTAAATTAAATAAACTGATTATATTTGCACCATGAACGGAATGAAACCATACAGAAAATACAAATGCATCGTGCAGTGGGTCGAGAATGATGATGTACTGAACAGGATACACTCCACTGAGAGAGTGATTAACCTTGCCGATGTGGTCGACTACGAAAAATTCAAGTCTCCACGCTTCAATGATAATATCGAGCGCACACTCGTACACATAGGCATCAACAAACCGTCAATAGTTATCAAGGAGTCCTTCAAGAGCTTCGAGGCTGTGCACGATAAGTTCTGTGTTGACTTCGGGATGATGGATGACCGAAGCTTAAAAAAAAAGCCCTTAATTAAAAATTTACCCGTGAAGTTCCACTTTCTAAAGATGCACGACAATTATGTAGGGTATGTGTTTGACAAAAACCATGATCCAAACTTTTATACGCGTGACGAGAATTTCGAGAAGCTGATAGACAAGTACGAATCAACATTTAACTAACAATCATGGACCAAGCGATAGAATTAAGACAAAAGCTGGATAACGTAAAAGTTACGCTTACCAAGTATGCTAAGCACGGTAACGTTCCTGTGTCGGAAACAAATATATCTCCTTTCAGAACGCAGTGCATCGATAATACACCATCACTTCCGCCCGACTTTTTTTGGGGTGTTGGCGTGTCTGGCGTTACCGATGTGATGATGTTCATCAATGATATCATCAAGGAAAACAAGGAGATGAAGGATAAAATAATCAAACTACAAACAAAATGATAAAAGAAGAAACACCAGAAAGCATCGCTAAGGCGGGGACATCGTTCCTTGGGCGATTCTTATTCGCAACACACAAGGTTATAGAGCTGCATATTAAGCGTATGCAGTGGCATAGCTGGAAGGATGGGTTTATGAAAGGCTACGCCAAAGGGTTCGCTGCAGCAGAGAAGATGCATAAGGAGCAGCTGTCGTCTGGCGGAATGTATGAGATAATGAAAAAAGCAACACAAAAACAATAAAACGAAATATGAATAAATCAATCCAGAAGGGATATCCGTTTGACGGGCCAAAGTCAGCAGAGCTATTCCCGAACAGGCTAGACCCTGTTATTAAAGACAATAAAGTTGGCATAACTATCAATCCTGATATTTTCCCCGACTATTTCGCCACCAAGCAGCCGCTAACGGACTTTCTTTTGGCGAGGGTATTCGACTACCATAAAGCGTTAGAAATCGCTGAGCAGCAGATTTCTGACATGCAGGAGGAGTATCCATTCATACCGGAGGACTTTAAGTTCTCGGTAGATAAGCTTCCAACGGAGACGGACGATATCTTCCAGAAGACGTATTACGTTAAGGGGTCGTGCCTGATGACTCGCGGGGAGGATGATAAGTGGATCCTTGCGGCTCCAGGTATTTCGTGTCAGGTATCAATACCAAACGCCTCAACAGCATACACAATCCTAAAATCTTTAGGCGTGATTACCGATGAGGAGTTCGGGGAGGAGCTATTCTCGTATACTAAGGAAGATCTCGAAGAGCCTCAACAGCTACAAGGCGAAG